CCAGGTATTTGATGTTGCTCGCGCTGCTGGGCCAATGCTTGAGACTTCTGAAATCATTCAGACCGCAACTGGATCATCGTTGACAATTCCAACCTTGACCGCTTACTCGGCAATGACCCTAAAGGGCGCAGGCGCTGCGCTTGACGATGTTGCACCTACATACGCAAGCATCACACTAGATGCTTTCAAGTACGGTGGAATAATCCAGGCCGCTTCTGAGCTAGTAACCGACGCAGGATTCGACTTGGGAGCGCACCTTGCTAACCAAGCTGGAAACGCTATTGGTTACGCAGTCAACGAAGCACTAACCGTTGGAAGTGGTTCTTCACAGCCAAACGGAATTGTTACAGCATCCGGTGCTGGCGTGACTGGTGCGACTGGTGTAGCAGGTGCGTTTACTGCCGACAACCTAATTGACCTTATCTACTCAGTAGACGGTGCAACTAGGCGCAAGGCGTCATTCGCGCTCCAGGCTAACACCGCTTCAATCGGTGCAATGCGTAAGTTTAAGGACACCGCAGGTAACTACTTGTACAACATCTCACAGGTAGGCCCAGCCGGTCAGGACACATTCGCTGGTTACGCTGTATTTGAGAATCCACACATTGAGGACACCGCAATAGATGCGAAGTCTGTAATTGCAGGTTCACTAGACAGCTACAAGGTTCGTATGGCAGGCGGCCTAGAGGTCGCATCGTCAACTGACTTTGCATTCCAGAACGACCTAACCACTTGGAGATTCACTATGCGTCTTGATGGTGACCTAACTTCAAACACTGAGGTCAAGCACTTCGTAGGTGGCGCAAGCTAACTCAACGAACTAGACCGAGGCCCTGTTAGTTTGTAGATTGCTAACAGGGTTTCGCTATGTTACGATTAGCAAGCTATGTTGTTTGTCTTCATAGTTCCCGCGTTGAGAGAAGCCCTTGCCAGAAATGGTGAGGGCTTTTCGCTACCTAGACCAACTAAGTTAGACTAGAGCTTGGAGGTTACATTGGCAATCACAAATGGATACTGCACTTTAAACGAGGTCAAGGCTTCTCTTAGGATCCCAGTTAGCGACACCATAGACGACGATCTGCTGGAGCTTGCAATCGAAAGCGCTAGTCGAGACATAGACCAATCGACAGAGCGACAGTTCTTCCCTACAGAGACGCACCGCTTTTATGCACCGGAAGATTCCATCGTTTGCCAAATTGACGACCTTACAAATTTAGTTTCAATCAAGACAAGCACGGCAGCAGACGGAGTTTATGACGAGACTTGGACTTCAAGCGATTACCAGCTAGAGCCACTAAACGGGATCGCAGGAGGAATGGTTGTCCCGTTTGATAGCCTTCGTGCTGTCGGAGATTATTACTGGCCTAGAAGCGGACTAGAGGTCACTGTCAGAGTCGAAGGAACTTTTGGATTTGCCTCAGCGCCAATAGCAATCAAGCAAGCAACCGTCCTGCTCGCTTCAAGAATTTTCAAGCGCAACGACTCTCCAGGTGGAGTAATGGGCTTTGGAGATATTGGAGTTGTTAGGGTTAGCAGGTTTGACCCAGACATTGAAAGACTAATCAACCCCTACAGGAAAATCAGGTTTGCGTGAGCATCGCTGCAATTAGGTCAGGCATCGCCACTAACCTCAGAACAATCTCAGGGCTTAGGGTATTTGAAGAAATCCCCGACCAAGTGTCGCCTCCTGCTGCCATCGTAAGCCTGAACTCGATCCAGTATCACCAAGCCTTTTCGGGCGGACTAAACATCTTTTCGTTTACTGTCCGAGTGATTGTCGGGCGAGCTGCTGAAAGGCAGGCTCAGAGGTATCTAGACCTTTACTCAGAACCGACCGGAGACTCATCTTGCAAGAGTGCGATAGAATCTAATAGAACACTGAGCGGTGCTTGCCAAGACCTAATCGTCGAGTCAATGCCTAACATTGGTTCAATAACTGTAAACGAAAGCGAATACTTGGCAGCAGAATTTGTTGTCACCGTCTACGCATAAGGAGAAATAAATGGCAAAGTATGTAGTAACAGGAAACAATGTAGAAATCGGTGGCACTGACGTTAGTGCAAGCGTAGCTCGTGCCGAATTAACAATAACTTCAACGGAAGTTGACGTAACGGATTTTGCGAGCGGAGGGTTTACTGAAGTTATCGGAGGATTAAAGTCTGGCTCACTGTCTCTAGACTTCCACACTGACTTTGGCGCAGGTGCATTGAACACCGTTCTAACCGAAGACCTAGTCGGAACCCTAGTTGAGATTGTTGTCATTGCAGGCAACGGCTCCGTTGCTTCAGCGGCAACGCCTAGCTACACAGCTAACTTCTTGATAAATTCCCTGTCTCCCGTGAGCGGCTCAGTGGGCGATTTATCAACATTCAGCGTAACATTCCCGATGAGTGGAACTGTCACTAAAGCAGTATCATAACAACAGGAGAATAAGTTGAAAATAAATCTACAAATCACACACGAAGACGGCGCTGTCAAAGAGACAACTTGCAACGCTGCCGACATGGTTGCTTTTGAGGATAAGTTCGGGGTCAGCATTTCTGCAATGGCCAACGAGCCAAGGATGAGCTACTCGCTTTTTCTAGCTTGGCACTCGCAGAAGCGCACTAAAGAAACCGCACTAACTTTCGAGAAGTGGCTTGAATCAGTTGACATGGTTGGAGCTGGTGCCGACCCAAAATAATTGGGTTGGGCGACTCCTCTGCTCATTGGTTCATCGCAGGTATCGCTTGTGAAACAGGTATTGCACCGAGTGTTTTGATGCAGGAATCCGAAAGGATGCTCTGGACAATGCACCGCTGGATGGTGGCTAAAAACCTTCCTAACAGATAGAGAGGCCCTTCCTTCGGGGAGGGTTTCTTTGTTGGGTAGAATAGAGGGGTAAGGAGCAAAAATGGCGAAATCACACTTGACTGGTTCCTCTGACTATCTCAGAGAACTCAAGACCTACGAAAAGGGACTTTTCGCTCAGCTCAAAAAAAGCATAACCACCGAACTTAGCCCAATACTGAGTCCCATTGAGAGCGAGATAAACTCCTCGGTCACAAGTCAACTTAAAAGCACAATGCCGGGAATGTTCCACAACGGACGGACGGCTTGGGCAGGGGTTGATGTTAGACCTCGTGTTAGCATCCGACCACGAGATCTCATCACCATCGAAGGCACGGGTAAGAACCAAGGCATGGGCCGTCAGCTCGGGTTTGATTATGCCGAGCTTGCAGGTATTGAGCGAAGACCACCTCGTGCGGTTTCAAAGGGTTGGGGTTCTAGCTCGGTTGGTTATCACTCCTACATCTACAATGGGCAGGGCAAGGCGTTCAACAAGAAACTAGGTTCGATGTTTGGGAAGCCAGGTCGGTTCTTGTTCAAAAGGGTTCTTAGGCGTAAGCCAGAGATTGAAGCAAAGGTCAAAAAGGTCGCCGAGCAATTTGGCATCAAGCTGTTTGCAAAGCTTGACTAAGCAAATGAGCAACTTGATAGGAGTCTGCTAATGGCAATTAAGATTCGGATTGTTTCCGAGTTCGACAAAAAGGGCGTGACTGGAGCGACTAAGGCTCTTGATGACCTAGGCAAAGCTGCCGGTGTTGCGCTTCTTGCCGTAGCTGCTGCAAGCGCGGCGATTGCCGTTGCTTCCGTCCGTGAGTTTGCTAAGTTTGACGGGGCGCTGGTCAAGTCTCAAGCCATCATGGGCGACCTCACGAAGGCGATGGAAGACGACATGGCGGATGCCGCCAGAGCCGTCGCCAAGGCCACAACATTCTCAGCCGAACAAGCTGCCGAATCATTCTTCTTCTTAGCCTCCGCTGGACTCGATGCGAAATCATCCATTGCCGCACTGCCTTCGGTTGCAGCCTTCGCTCAGGCAGGTATGTTTGACATGGCCCGAGCAACCGACCTATTGACGGACGCTCAATCAGCCCTTGGCTTGACTATCAAGAACGATGCCGTCGCCAACATGGAAAACATGGTGAAGATTTCGGATGTCCTTGTAAGGGCTAACACGCTCGCCAACGCTTCCGTTGAGCAATTCTCCACAGCCCTAACCACAAAAGCCGGTGCTGCACTAAAGGCTCTCGGCAAGGATGTCGAAGAAGGTGTCGCTGTTCTGGCAGCCTTCGCCGACCAGGGCATAAAAGGCGAGCTTGCAGGAACCCAGCTTGGCATCGTCCTTCGTGACCTAACAACAAAGGCAATAACAAACAAGGGTGCATTTACCGAAATGGGCATCGCTGTCTTCGACTCAACCGGGGACATGAATAACCTTGGCGACATTATCGGAGACATAGAGGGCGCTCTATCTGGAATGAGCGACGAGACTCAGAAGGCTACGCTACTTCAACTGGGCTTCTCTGACAAATCCCTAGCCTCGCTTCAGGCTTTGCTTGGAACATCCGAGGCAATCAAGACCTACGAGACCGAGCTTCGCTCCTCAATGGGCTACACCGAGCAGGTTGCCAATAAGCAACTTGACACCTTCAACTCCCAGCTCAAGCTTCTTGAGTCGGCGATTATAGATGTCGCAATCGAAATTGGCGAGGAACTAACTCCTTACATTCAAGACCTCATCCCGGTACTGCAAAACCTACTACCCGTCATTGGAAAAAAGATTGCAGACGCAATCAAAGAGGTGGACTGGGCGCAACTCATAACAGATGTCTCGGACTTCATTTCCCTGATCGTTGACAACCTTGACGAGATTGCGGCAATGGCAACCGTTCTTGGCGTGGCTGCTGCGGCGTTGGTTATTTACACCGGGGTCACAAAGCTTGCCACAGTAGCAACGGCAGCTCATACCGCAATGGTAAAAAAGAACACCGCTGCATTATTGCTAAACCCTTGGGGCTTGCTCGCAGTTGCAATCGCCGGCGTAACCTATGCCCTTATTAAAAACGATGGGGAGCTGGAAGAAAACACAAACAACACTAATCTTCTTCGCAGCCAAACCGACCGGCTGGAATACACAAACAAAAACCTTGCAGACTCCTACAAGGAATCGGCTTATGCGGCAGATAAGTATGGTGTTGAAACCGACGCAATCAAAGACAGCCAACTGCGGCTGCTTGCCGTTTCTGAGAATGTCTCTGGCGAGCTTGGGCGCTTCAATAGAATCAAACTGGGCGGGCTTCGCAGTGAGCTTGCCGCAACCAGCGACGCAAGTCGGGCGCTAGGAAATGCGCTTGCCGACAACAATCGTCAGCTTTACTTTGCTATGCACCCAGAGCTTGACCCCAGCCTTGGGATCAACAACCAAACCCCTCAGTCTGCTTCAGGTGGCGGCGGTGGTGGCCCAAGTGCTTTTGAGGTTGCACGAGACCGAGTCCAAGACATGGTCAAATCATCCCAGAAGGAACTTGCCAGGGCGCAAAAGGGATACAACGATTCGGTCATCGGGGCTAATAAGGATTACACCGATTCGGTCATTCGGGTTCAAAAGCAATTTGCCGATACGCTCGAAGGTATTATTCGGCAGTCTCAGGGGCGACTAACTTCAGCCTTCCAGACAGCAACGGCCGTCAACGTGGAGGAGCTATTCCTCGGCAGCGAAGACAAGTCTGTAGAGGGCTTGGTAAAGTCCCTTGGCGAAAAGCTGAAGGCATCCAAAAACCTGCTCGCAAAGTCGGCAGACCTAGCATCTCAAGGGTTCAGCCAAACATTTATTGAGCAGGTTGTTGCTGCTGGAACTGAGACGGGAACCGAGCTTGCAGGGGCAATCCTTGCCTCAACACCGGAAACTCAAGCAAACCTCCGCTCGTTGTTCAAGGCACTTGAAACAGAGTCATCAACTGGCATGGATTCCCTAGCTGCTGAAATCTACGAGAAGCAAGGTTTGGCAACTGCCGCCCTTGAGCAGCTCTATGCGACCACTCAGAGCGATTTGGCAGTCGCATTGGTACAACAACAAGCGACGCTTGCCGAAGCCCTTGAGCAGGCTGCTGTGGCTTTACACGACTCGGTGTCTGGAATCAAGTCTCAGTTACAAGAAGATATTGACGATATGGACGGAATGTTTGGCGGTCTTGGTGCGACTCTTGATCAGTTCCTAGCCAAGCTTGAAGAAGTAAAAGGCTTTGCTATTGGAAAGGAAATTGAAGCCGCAACTGGGCCGGGTGGTTCGCTGCAAAATTCAGCGGTTACGGTCGCCGCCTCTCAAGCAACAGGCGCGATTGGTTTGCTTATAGACTCGGCCTCGGATGTTGCAAGTGTTGCGAAATACCTTGACGCGCGAATTTTAGGAGCGGAAGCTTTCATTAGGGCAACTTCGACAACAGAGCTACAACGAGCGTCTGCGCTTGAGACTTTGGCAGGGTTCAAAACCAATAGACTCGTTCTTGGTGGTCAAGACGCACAAAGCTTAGTTGGGACAACAATCAACATAAACGTTAAGGCGGACAGCTCGCAGTCTCTAGCAATGGTCGGAAAGTCCTTGGGTAACACTGTAGCTAAGTATGTAACAGGTGGCGGACAAGTTATCGTGAGTCCGCTCTAATGGCAGTCCCAACACCTCTAGTCGAAATCGGGTTTGACGTAACATCGCCAACGGCCCCATTCTTTACCCTTGATGATGTCACTAAGGGGGTGCTGGACAACACTAGCTATCC